TTCGCCGATTTGTCCCGCTGAACCTTGCCCCAATAGGACGGTGCGGCTCGATCACCCTGGCCACGCCCTGCCGGGTGCGGCTCGATCACCCTGGCCACGCCCTGCCGGGTGCGGCTCGATCACCCTGGCCACGCCCTGCCGGGTGCGGCTCGATCACCCTGGCCACGCCCTGCCGGGTGCGGCTCGATCACCCTGGCCCACGATGCGCAGCACGCACGGCACCCGCCTGCGGTAGCCCGTGACGGGCAGGAAGGCCCCGCCCTGGCCACCCGCACCCGCCGCCGCCCGCCCTGGCCACAGCTTGCCCGCAGCCCGCCGCCGGGATGGCCGCGCCGCTGCTTTATGCCGACACCCCCCCGCCCCCTTATGCCAGGAGGGCTATCGCAAGATGGTAGCCACCCCTCGGAAAAATATACCCGAAAGTTTTGCCACTTCGGCGCACCGGGAAACGTGCCCCCTGTCAGAAGAATGTTGCGCGCTTCGGACAATCGCCGGCCCTGAAAAAATATAAAACGCCAGAAATCCGCCGCCGGATAATCGCCGCGGCGTAGGAATTAAGTCTTGCCTAGTTGCCGCGCTCCGCGATAACACTGTGCGTCACTTATCACTGTTAAGCGGAGTTTACATGAGCGGTTTCCATAAGGGCCAGAAGGTAAAACTGAAGGTCAATCGCGGCGGCGAGACGAAAACCTACGAGGGCGAATATGTCGGCCACACGACCGGCGCCAAGGGCGACTGGCACGAGGTAAGGACGGCCGATGGCGTGAAGAAGGCGCGGCTGGCAAACATTTCGGTGGCGTAGCATGGCGGTTCGGCATGGCTCCGGTTCGGGTGGCAACGCTCCGCCGATCGAATGGCTGGGGCGATCGTATTGCCTGGACTGCGGAGCGGCGGTTTCGGCGCGGGGCGGGTGCGATTGCCCGCCGCCGGCCGAGATTGTGGTTTTTCTGGCCGGTTGCACCGAGGAGGGATTGCCGGATGGCGACTGAAACTTTGCCGGATGAGCAAATCGCCTATCTGGAGCGGCAGATTTTGGAGTTTGTCGGGCCGGAAATTGAGGGCAGGCACCTTTTTGTGGCGCTTTCGGCGATGTGCAACGCGATCATTGCCATTGCGCTGGTGTCGGATCGCAAATCGGCCCCGGTTTTTCTGGCTGGATGCTCCAACGCGCTGATTTCGGCGGCGGTGAGTGCGACGCAGGCCAACGCGCTGGATGTTTGGCGACCGGAGGGAGTGCCATGCTGATGTATGATGCGTTTTACTACCTTGGAATCGGGTTTATAGATGGCGTTTTCGTGTCGTGGGTCGCCCGCACCGCGCCGATTCCGCGCGTTCAAACGTTCAGCGGGCCCAACCGATCTGGCGTGGTGATTGAGTTTCGGGCGCGCGACCGTGGCTGATGAGCCGAAAAAGAACCGCGGTGAGGCGGCGCGGGAGGTGATTGGCGCGGTTGAGATTCTTCCGCCGGACCCAAAGCCGCCCGGTGCGGATATTCACGAACCAAAGCGCGCCAAGGGTGTTCTGACTGCGTTCGATGGCAAGTTGACGCAGACTCCGGGCGTGCGGGCGTTTTTGGAGGGGCGTAATCCGCGGGCCATTCGCCGGCGCATCTTGGCGAAAATCCGCGACATGAGCGACGACGCGGCCGAGACGCTTGAGAAGCTGATTATGGATGGCCGCGATACCCGCGTGCAGCTTCAGGCGGTCTCTATTGCGCTGGCATACACGGCCGGGAAGCCGGGCGAGGGTGCGGCGGACCCGGGCGCCACGGAGAGCGGTGGCACCATCGACATTATGTTGCTTTCGGATGCGGAGCAGGACGAACTTAACGCGGCGCTGAACGTGATTGCTCGACTCCGCGGTGTTGCGGCGGCGCGCGCGCAATGAGTGATCTTTTAGATACTGAGCCGTTTTCCGATCTTCAGGCGAAACTTCTGCGCTCAAACTTTAACAGGTTTTGTGAATCGGCGCTGGCACCGTTCGGCCAGGCCCCGGCGCGGCACCATAGGGAGATGAACAGGCAGATTATGCGGCTGCTGCGCGGGCAGGTGCGGCGCATGATGATCCTGATGCCGCCCGGTTCCGCGAAATCGACTTACTCCAGTGTGCATCTTCCGCCCTTCGCTCTAGCGTGGCCTGACATTGAGACGATGATAACGGCGAGCGCGACGGCGGACCTTGCTGAAGGTTTTTTGGACAAGGCAGAGCGCGTGCAGATCGCCATGGCGGACGCTCTTGATTACACGCTGGAGACTTCTCGGCAAAACTTTTGGCGCACTTCGACGGGGCGGGAGTTACGCGCGTTTGGTGCCGGCGCTGCAACGGCCGGGCGGCGCGCTGACTTGGTAGTGATAGATGACCCATTCGGTTCATGGCAGGATGCGCAGAGCCAGAAGAAGCGCGATGAGATTTGGGACTGGTACACGGGCGACATTGTAAACCGGCTTAGGCCAGGCGGTCGGATTCTGCTGGTGAACACGCATTGGCATCAGGATGACCTTTCGGGTCGTGTTCTCGCCAAGATGGAGGAGGGCGGCACGTATTGGGAGGTCGTGAAGATGCAGGCCATTTATGACGGCCTGGATGCGGACCCGATCGGCAGGCAGGTTGGCGAGGCGCTTTGGCCTGAGTGGGAGAGCCTTGATGAGTTGCGCGCGAAAGAGCGCGATAACGGCCCGATGAAATGGACGGCGCTGTTTCAGCAGAATCCGACGCCGGCCGGCGGCATTATGTTCAAGGTGAACGCGATCGAGAAACTCGATCGGCTGCCGGATGGGCCAATCAAGTGGGCGCGGCATTGGGATATTGCGGGCACGGCAGAGATTAAGGGCCGCCAGCCGGATTGGACGGTTGGCCTGAAGATGGGGGCTGTAGGCAAGCGGTGGGTGATTGGCGACGTGAAGCGGGACAGGCTGGCGCCGGCGGGTGTTGAGGAATTGATTTTGCGCACGGCGAAGGAGGACGGGTATTCGGTGGCCATTGGGATTCCGCAAGATCCTGGTGCCGCCGGCAAGTTCATGGCGAGCAGCATGGCGCACATGCTGGCGGGCTGGAACGTAAAGACGGAGCGGGAGACGGGCGACAAGGTTGACCGGGCGACGCCCGTGGCGGCGCAGGTTGATGCGGGTAATGTTGCTATGCTGAAAGCGCCATGGAATGACGCCCTTCTTGCTGAGTTGTCGGCGTTCCCGAACGGGAAACATGACGATCAAGCCGACGCGCTGAGCGGCGCGTTCAAACTTCTGTTTAATCCGGCGCAACCCGCCAGATTCGTGCAGATACGCCATGGGGTGAGGTGAGCGATGGAAACGGAGGCATACGAGGTTTCCCGCGCCAAGGCGCTGCTGCGGATTATCGAGATGGATATTTCCGAGTTTGATGCGTGTTTGGCGCAGATTGAGCAGATGAAGCGGATTCCGACCGTGGCCACCGATCTGCGGGGCAGGTTTCGTTCTCTGCTGCTATCGAAAATGACCAAGGGGGCCGCATGATAGAGGACATTTCGCCGGCGGATTGGCTTGGCGTTCAGGTTGAGCGCCTGATGGGCCGTGGCGTGACGGCCGGCGAGTTGGATGCCGAGTTGCGTAAGATGGTTTGGGTGCATCTGCGGGAGCGCCTGGCGGGTGCGATCGGCCATGCGCGCGCCATGCAGGAGGCTTGGCACGTTACCGCCGAGTGCCTGGAGAAAGAACTGGCCGTGCTGATGGCTGCCCTGCCGGAGATGAGCGCACCATGACCCGCGAAGAACTGCAGCGGCGGCTGGAGGAAGCCGGCGCGGTGCTGCTCTCCATGTCGGGCAGCGCCATGCCCCAGGGCTTCCGCAGCAACCTGCCGGCGCCCATCATGGATGCCTGCGAGGCGTACGGGTGGGATCGGGCTTCGGTGCGCTGGCGGCCCAGCGGGCAGCATATTGCGCGCATGGATGAGGCGCTTGGTTGGGTGAGCCTTATCCCTGCCGCCGCGGTGAGTGCGGACCCGGACAGCCGCAACGGCGGCGCCACGCTGCGCAGGCTGGTGCATCTGCGCCTGATGGTGCGCCCGGGATCGTGGTATCAGACGCCGAACAGCCCGCGCTATATATTTTCGTGGCGCGACGTGGCCGCGAGGATGGGCGCCGACCCGCGATCCGTGAAAGCATGGCACAGCCTGGCCCTGGGCGTGATTTGCGCCGCCCTGGAGAAAAAAGCGGCGGCATAGGTATTTTTTCCTTGCGCCTCATGTCATCCCGTGGTAAGCGAAACGCCTACAATCGGGGTGACGCGCGGCCATTGGCCAAGTAGCGACAATAACCCATTGAAAACATATAATTTTTAAGAAGGCCACGCCTGAAGGCGCGGCCTTTCCTGTTTCTGGCGCGGGGCAATTATGTTTCAAAGGCTCTGCGGCAAGTATCCGGTTGACCGAGACTTGCCGCAACGCTCTTGGCAGATTGCGCGCTATCGGGACGTGCTTTCGGGCACCATTTACGACTGCCTAAACACGCCGTTCTGCACTGAGTATGGTTCCAATAAGGAATATATACCCGTGCATGAGCGCCGCCCATCGGTGCGATACAATCTGTGCCGCACGGTGGTTGGCGACAGTGTTTCGATGCTTTTCAGCGATGGGCGGTTTCCGCAGTTGCATTGCGCTGATGAGGCCGGACGGCTTGCCCTGGCCGGGCTGGTGAAGGAAACCGGCCTTGTTGGCGTGATGGTTGATGCGGCGCTGCGTGGCAGCGTGGGTAGTGCTGTGGTGCGGATGCGCGTGCTGGATGGGCGCGTGTTTTTCGACGTGATGGACACGGAGTTTTTAACGCCGACTTGGAAGGCGACGGCGCCCGACACGCTGGACCGTGTGGTTGAGCGATACAAGGTGATGGGCGCCGATCTTGCCGCGCTTGGCTACGCCATAAAGCCGGAAGATTTGCCTTGCAAGTTCTGGTTTCAGCGTATTTGGACGGGCGCCGCAGAGGAGTGGTATGCGCCGCTGAAGGTTGGTGCCAAGAACCCCAACGGCACGCCGGAATTGCCGCAGATTGACGATGCGCGCACCGTGAGGCACGGACTTGGTTTCGTGCCGATGGTGTGGATTAAGAACCTGCCGGGCGCTTCGGGGCCGGATGGGTGCTGCACATTCGCGGCTGCGATCGACACGCAGATAGAGATTGAATACCAGCTTTCGCAGACGGGCCGGGGGCTTCGATACAGTTCCGACCCGACTCTGATGATACGCGAACCGGCGGGCACCGACAATGAGATTGTGCGCAGCGCCAGCAACGCCATTGTGGTTAGCGAAAAAGGCGACGCGAAGCTGCTGGAGATAAGCGGCACCGCGGCGGAAGCGGTTATTTCCTACGTTTCAAAGTTGCGCGAAATTGCACTGGAATCAATCCACGGCAACCGTTCCACGCCCGATAAGATGGGCATGGCACAGAGCGGTCGCGCGCTGGAGTTGCTGCACGAGCCGCTGATTTGGCTGGCGGACATGCTGCGGACCTCTTACGGGGCCGCGCTGCTTTCGTTGGTGAAGATGGCGCTGCGGGCAGGCGCGACTGTGGGATTTGATGTGGCGGGTGTGCCGTTTGCGGTGCCGGCTGACACGGATGTTTCGTTGCGGTGGGGGCATTGGTTCAGCCCGACGCATCACGACAATCTGGAGGAAGCGCAGGCCCTTCAACACCATGCGCAGGCCGGGCACATATCCCGCAAGAGCGCGGTGATGATCGTTTGCGACACGTACGATTTGCCGGACGCCGCCGCCGAAATGACCGATATCCAGGCCGATATGGCCGCCGCCGATGCGCGCGCTGCGGCGCTGGCGAAAAAGGCGGCCATGGCCGCCAAGATTACCGACACACTGAACACATAGAGGTTTTATGGCAGACCCCGTTGAACCGCCGGTGCCGCCCGCTCCAGCGCCGAACCCGAATGTACCGCATGTTGACCCCGAGCCTGACTCAAAGGCTTGGACGAAACTAAACCGCGAGAAGGCGCAGCACTTGGCGCGAGCCAACGAGGCAGAGCAGAAACTTGCAACGATTCAGGCGGAGCGCGACTCACTGGCCACCGCAAAGGCGGAACTGGAAGCGAAGCACGCCACGGAGGCCGCGGAGGTTGTTAGGCTGCGCGGTTCTGTGAAGCAGGTTGCTACCGCCGCCAGTCTGAAGATCGCGGCGATTCAGGCCGGCATTGTGGACCTTGATGCACTGAAACTGATCGACGCCGCTACGCTGGATGTTGACGACGCAGGCGAACTGAAGGACGGCGCCGCCGTGATGGCGAAACTAAAGGCAGAAAAGCCATACCTGTTCGGCAGTTCAGCGCCGCCAGCGCCGCGCACCACGACTGGAAACCCCAGCCCAACGCCGCCACCGGCCCCGGCATCGAAAAAGCCTGCGCTGAACATGACCGATGATGAGTTTAACGCCGCCCTAAAGACGGGCGCCTGGCGCAAGTAAGAACACTGCCCCGTCGCCCTTGGGCAAGGCTCTGACAGTATTCAGTGATGGAGCCTTTCGATGGCATTGAACGATCTTCCTACCGCCCTTCAGCCCGTTATCCAGCAGGGCTTTCTTGAGCGCCGGTTTACCCAGGCGCTCAAGGCCAAGCTAGGTTTCCGCGCGATTGCCGACCGCGAGCCTTTTATGGCGGGCATCGGTGAATCAATCACGAAGACTCGCGTTGGCCTGCTGCCGGCGAACACCACGCCGATGCTGCCCGCTTCCGTGACGGACATTACCAGCGGCCTGACCCCGCAGAATTATAGTGTTGAGCAGTATGTGTTGGCGGTTCAGCAATATGCCGTGC